GTATAACTACCTGAACCTGTCAATGTTACTAGCTGATCTCGGCGAGCACTAGCGCCATGAAAATTACCTATCCTTAAAGCACCACTACTGGGTATAGCCACTGATCCACCATTGAGACCGCCTAACGTACCTGCTGATACATAAGTACCACCAGCATAATACTCACTGAGTGAAATAGGATTACTACCACCAACAAATTCACCTTGAATTTGACTAAGAGATAAGGAACTAGGATATATGGGTAGAGTCATGTGATTTTATACTTTAACCTACTATTTATACAACAACTCGTCTAGCAGTACTGCCTAATACAATTAATTGCTGATCTGCTCTAAACATTAATTCCAAGGGCTCACGTATACCTTGCTCCATGACCTATACTCTGGGTGCAAAGCACCTAGCACAGAGATTTTTTTTACCACCGAAAACCAAATCTAATGACATTGTTACCTACTGCTAACCCTTCTGTTAAGGCTAATGTACGTAGGATGTCAGTCCTATACTCGGGCACGAACTCTACTAACGTATATACTATTAATCCAACTACTAAGAAATGATTGTCTACCCTATTGACACTGGGGTACTGACCTAATATGGGGTTTAACTCCCAACATGTATGAGACTGTGTTACAGGCTGATAACACCAATTACCTGCTGCTAGATTCCGTGTGGTATGCCAATCTAATACTAACTCTGTTGCTAGTATTCCAGCTAATACCTGCTGCTCTTCTGTCCATTCCACACTTTGCCCGTATGAACACTGTGAGAATAATAACGATATAACAAGTATGAATGAACGTAACATAGACACTATACTATACTACTTAAACAACAATAAGTCAAATACCCCGCTAGAGCACTCTAGGAAATGAGTCTACTAGCGTATGTACACACAAATACCCCGCTGTAGCAACTACACCGAATACCCCGCTGCACAGGCCTGCTTATACATACAATAAGTCGATCCTACGTAGTCTAAGGTTGAGAATGTGAACTACTGAGATTAGAACGATCTATACTCATGAGTAACTTTTTGTACGGTGAGTATTTGACGATAGCCTCTCATCCCCATGGTGAGCCAATCTAAATCCACTATAGATCTTACCGTGATCTGTGGTAAAAACAGTCAATATCTGGATGATTTTGTCATGCTTTTCACCGTTTTGGCACCGTTTTGGCACGTTTCTTCCACGGTTCTGCCTGGGTTCTCAGCGTGTATAATGTTGTAGATATGCTACAGTATGTTGTCCACAGTTGAGATCAGTGTTATACTAGTGCATACATAGTGCCTACGACTCGTAGAGTCCGAACGGTAGTTGCTCACGCAGAAGACTATGTATATAAACCGTAAACGCCAGGATAGACGCAGTGACCTAGAACAGGGGCCGGATGCCTGGGAGTTCTATAAGCTGCGTTGAGTACAGTCATAGACTATATGCTACTGGAGTTGAATCAGTGACCACATAAACATCCGGTGGTAAAGGCACGTTGACGAGAGTCAATTGGAACAAGCTGATCGGGCAGTATGGACAGAGACTTGCTGAATTTACTGACTAAGAGACCCTAAGACCCTTGTGGTAATAGGGTTTTCTTTTGGCATTATGTTAAGTTTCGCTGAAGTGCCGGGCTTGTTGTGAGAAAACAACAAAAGACCCTACCAGCATCATGGGGTTGACAAACGGGTAAAACCCGGCTATAATACACACATGAACAAAGAACTTAACACTCGCAAGAAACGTGTAGATCGCAATCACATTGTCTACGAACTAGTAGTCAATGGTTTGAACTACATTGGTGTCACTGCCAAGACTGAGTCAACTGTACTCAAGTCGGTTCGTGTACGTGCTAACAAGCATTTCTACCGTGCCAAGACTGAGAATAAGGACTGGGCATTGTGCGTGGCTTTGCGTGAGTTATCTGACAAGGCGGAGATTGAGATCCGTGTACATGAGATCATCCGTGGCAAAGCGGCTGCTCATCGTCGGGAAGTTGAGATCCGTCGTGCTATTAACCCTGCACTGAACACGGACATTCGCGGTGACTTGACATAGCGGGCGAAGTCCGCTATAATACATGCTTACACACTAAGGAGTTGATATGTTTGATACTTACGCTCGTAGCCGTCCTGCAACTACACGCCTGCTGGACATGATGGACAACGGTGAGATAGATGCCCGTGCAGTGGCTGACATGGCTTTGATGTGGCTTGCAGAGAGCGATGTTAAAGAGATGATGCTGGCCAACGACCTGGTCGAGCGTGATGAAGAAGACGGACAGCCCGACGAAGCCCAAGAGTGGGCAGACTTTGACCCGGACTGCTAAAGGGTTTCAGGTTGACCTGCGGCAAGAAACCGGCTATAATACACGCATACACTAACACTGGAGACAATCATGGGTACTATAGTTGAGTTCCGTCCAACGTGCATCAATCCGGGCTGTAAGAAGCCCGTGACGTTCAGCCACAAAGATGAGCAGGGTAACCGTCGTTGGAGGATACATTGTGGGCATTGCCAGGGTGCCAGCTATGGGAAACGCCCTCACGCCGCCGGAGTGACTCCATTCAAGACTGGTCGTTGTAGCAATGTAGACAGCCACTTGGGCTTTGAATGTGCCACCAATTGGGAGAAAGTGCCCAGCTGGGCCAAGGGCATGACAGAGGTAGATCACAAGAATGGCATTAACACTGACAATCGTGTTAAGAATTTAGATGAGCTTTGTGTGCATTGCCACAAGCTCAAAGGACAATTGTCTGGTGACTACAGAAACAATCGCTTGGCAAGAGGTTGACAAGAGTGCCTAGGGGTGCTATAATACACACTTACACACTAAGGAGCATGAGATGACACGAGCCAGAGAGAGACTATACGACCTGCTAGATCAGGGTGCTATCACTCACCAGCAGGTAGTTGACATGTGCATGGGTTTCATGAGCGAGAGCGAAGTTGAAGACATGCTGGATGCTAACGAGTTGAGCGAGCGATTCGAAGAAGATCTAGAAGAGGATGCAGTAGATGGTGGCAAAGAATATTGGAATTGATTACTAAAAGGAGCACGTATGTTTACACAATACTCAACAGTTCTCAAGCGAGTCATGCTCAGCGACATTCGCGAGGGTTCCATTGTTCGTGTGCGTGATAACTTTGGCATGGGTAGCCCACGGACTGTCACTGTAACAGAAGTAGAAGACGATGTTAAAAACGGGCGGCCAGGCATCTGCTACGATGACTCATGGGCTTACTTGACACAAGTAGATCGCGTGGTCAAGTATTAACCCTACACATTGCAGGGTCTTTGGTTGACAGTTTGGTAAAACCATTGTATAATTAACGCTTAAACACTAAGGAGCCGTCATGCAAGTCTTTCAACTAATCGAGCAATTGATGGATCTAGATCCCAATGCTGAAGTGCATTTTAGCTACAACTATGGCGACCACTGGCGTACTGAGGTTGCCCCCAAGGTAGGCAGCGTATTAGAGGGCATGGTCAAGTACAGTGAATATCACCGTATGGACCGGCTTGTAGACGAGGACGAGATGTACGAAGAAGAAGGCGACTTCGAAGGTACTCGCCGCGTGATAGTTTTAGGTTGACAAGAGTGCCTAACGGTGCTATAATACTTACTTACACACTAAGGAGCTGACATGAACATTACGCAAATCAACACTGAGATCCTGCAAGGTGGCTTTACCAACGTGCAACTGATGTCTATCGTAGACGCTGTCCGTTTTGCCCAAGCACGCCTGCGTGAAAGCACCAAACGAAGCCTACGCTACGGCGACGAGGTCAGTTTCACTAGTTCTAAGACAGGCCGCACTATGCAGGGCACTGTGATGAAGATCGCTATCAAGTTTGTCACAGTATGCACAACCACTGGCTTGTGGAGAGTGCCTGCTAACATGCTCACCATCGTTGAAAAGGAATTGGCATAATGACACGCTATTACGACACAATCGCTGAGTTTGAACGCGACGGCTTTACCGTTATTGTAGACAAGACCTATGAAGACTTTAACCCCAGGGATCACTTCGAAGACGACAACATGGACGAGATCCTCCGTAAGATTGACAACGGGACCTACGAATGGTTCATGTTGCGGGTACGTGTGCTCGTTGAAGGGCTCGAACTTGGCAGTGCCTATTTGGGCGGATGCTTATACGAAGACCCCCGTGAGGTGCTTACTGACGGGACTGCCGAGGACTTCATTGCTGAGGCCATGACTGAGGCCAAGAGTCAAGTATATCGTATGAGCAAGAAGTTTGCTGAGTTGAGCGAGCAAGTGGATCGAGAGCGTGCTCTTGGTTAATATTAATAAGAACGAAGTACTACAATGGACAGGGGCTTTCTTTATCACAGCAGGGCACGTACTCAACACCATGGGCAGTGCCTATCACAAGGACGTTTGGAACATTGCGGCCTTTGCTGTGGGAACTGTACTGTTCTTAACCTGGACCATACGTGTGGCAAATAAGCCACAGATGGCAGTTAACGTTGCAGCATTAGCCACAATGGTTGTAGGGTTATTCCGAGCACTGGCTTGACAGACTGGTAAAACCTTGTTATAATTACTGCTTACACACTAAGGAGCTATCATGTTTACCACAGACAATCAAACTGCACTCAAAGAAGAACTGAACCTCATGTTCAGCGAGCAAGGTGCCGCATTCACAGCAGGCTACACAAACCAGATGGCGCAGGAGATGTTGCGCCTATTGCCCAAACGCAAGCAGAAAGAGTTCGTCAATACGGTTGCCGCATTCAACGGTCGCCAGCTTGTGACTGTGAAGAACTGTTTGACTGGACAGGAAGTTGAGATCCGCCGTGAGTGCCAGGGCACCTGCAACGACCCAAGCCGCGAACTGTTTCACACAATGTAAGGTTGACAGGGCCTAAGAACCCTGTTATAATACACACATCGCAACACACTAAGGAAACAAAATGACTTCTATTTTTATTGTTCGTGCTGAGGACCGTGGTGCTCCTGAGAGCTATATCTGCGGAGTGTATCCTACTGCTGAGTTGGCCAAGGCCCGCATTGCAGTGGTTGAGGGTGAGGACTTTGGACTTCAGTTTGCTTGGTACGATGAGGTGAAGGTTGGCTCTGATGGTGCTGACTGCTTCGTTGCCAATCGATAAACAGGTTGACAGGGAGGCAACTCCCTGCTATAATACACGCTTACACACACTAAGGAGCAGAGATGAAAGCATTGCAAGCATACATTGAGCAGAAGAACCGTTGGAACGCCTTATTCAAAGGTGAGCAGTTCGAAGTCAAGAGTGCCTCAGGCCGCCGGCGGGTTGCCCAATCGTTGGATGCAGACCTAAGCCCCGAAAACTTGACCTGTGATGGCGAGGTACGTGGTGTAGAACTGCGTAAGAAGCAAGACTACTTGAATCAATGTGTAACAGAGTTGATCCGGTTGGATCCCGCTGTTAAAGAATCCTTTTACGAATATTACACTGGAGAGTGATATGACTACATGGCAAAAGATTAAATTCATCCTTGCTGATAGGGACACGCCGTTGGTGGCCCTATGGATGCTGTCAAACCTTATAGGTGGCATGTTCATCCTTATCGCTATTGGAATTTTCATTGACGCAATTTTCTTAGGAGGCCGTTATGCCTAATTGGTGCAATAACACGCTGAACATCAGCCACGAAGATCCTGCTATGATTGAGCGGGCTAAGACGGCCTATAAAGCAGGAAAGTTACTTGAAGAGTTCATTCCATTCCCCAACGGTGAGTGGGACTACAATTGGTGTGTCAATTCATGGGGCACCAAGTGGGATATAGGTGGTGAAGATGCTCACATGGTAGAGCAGGATGCCAATGGTGTTGTGTTCAACTTTGATAGTGCCTGGGCTCCCCCTACTAGTGCCTATGAGCAGTTGATGGAGCAGGGCTTTGAGATCATTGCCTACTACTACGAACCTGGCATGGCCTTCTGCGGTAAGTGGGACAACGGTGATGATGACTACTATGAGTATGGTGGCATGACTGCTGATGAGATTGAGGCCACGCTGCCCGATGACTTGGATGAGACCTTTGGCATCAGCGAGTCTGTAGCAGAGTACGAAGCAGAGCAAGAAGAGGAGAACGACGATGAGTGAAGCTATTGAATGGATGGTTAAGATCCTAACCCAATAACCCTAGGCCCTCAAGGGTCTTTGGTTGACAAAGTGGTAAAACCTTGTTATAATTAATGCTTACACACTAAGGAGCAGAGATGTTTACACT